CCTAATGCATCGTAGCCTATTGCTATATTATCATAGGCTTCTGTAAGAGCATCTAAGGCTTGATACCCAATAGCTAAATTTCTTCCACCCGAAGTAATTGATTTAAGTGCTTCATTGCCTATTGCGATTGTTCCATCAGCACCCGAAGTAGCGTTGCCTGACTCCATCGCACCAGCTCCAATAGCAACAGACCTATCTACATTTGTAGAAGTTGATAATGCAAAATATCCAATTGCTGTATTTAAAATTCCAGTAGTGAGTGCATCTCCAGCAGACTTACCAATAATGCTATTTGCTTCTCCACTATTAAGGCTTAATCCAGCATCTTTACCTATTGCTACATTATTAACACCAGTTGTGAGTGAATATAGTGTACTTGCTCCTACTCCTGTATTATCGCTATGACTACTCCCGTTGTCTGATAATCCTGATTGGCTACCTATAAAAGTATTTCCACTTCCAGTTAAATTTCCAAGTCCAGCGTATCTGCCATAATAAGTATTGTTATCTCCAGTAGTAAGTTTAAAACCTGAAGCGTGTCCAATAGATGTATTGTTTAGACCTCCACTAGCTATATCTATACCAGCTCTCCATCCAAGCAAAGTGTTCCCACTTGTACTATCTGAACCACCAGTACCACCACTATCATTATTTGATAATGAGATTCGGGAGTTGTCATCAAGAACTAATCTCTTAGCACTTCCAGTAACTAAATTTATAACACTTGCTCTAACTCCAAATCCAACCAAAGCACTACCAGCAGTATTAATAGTTTGTATTGTAGGAACATTATCTGTTTCTCCAATTCCAGATGACAAAGTAAATACTTTATCTGTATCTGCTGAAATAGTCATAGGAGTTGTAGTAGAACCATTAACAGTTACATTACCAGCAAATGTGGCGTTTCCTGAAGTATCTATTGTTAATCTAGTGCCACCATTAGTAAGAAAGTTTAAACTATGATTACTTGATGTTCCTATTAAGCCTTTTGCGGATTGTGATTGCATAAATATACTAGCACCACTTGTTCTTGTAAGTTCAAATTCTGCATTACCTGAAGATACAATGTCTAAATTATGGTCTGGAGAAGCAGTTCCTATGCCTATGTTACCAGAAGAATCAATCCTCATTCTTTCTATTGGAGCATCATTATTAGTCGATGTTCTTGTAGAGAAATAAATACCACCCGCAGTATTTCCAGTTGCAGATTCAACTACTCCACCTATTGCAGATATTGGCTGAGTATTACTACCACCAAATCCTATAATTGATTTAGCATCAAGAACACCTTGGTTAGTAATCCTTAACCCAGTATTGGCAACATCGTTTGAACCAATTTGAATTAATGCTGATGGACTTGCAGTTCCTATACCTACGTTACCAGCACCAGTAATTCTCATTGCTTCAGCGGCAGTATTACTATTCTCTGTTACAAAAGCTAGTGAAGATGTTTGAGATGCTTCTCTAATACCTACAATTCTAGCAACTCCTCTTCCACTAGAAGCACTTACTTGAAAATTTAATTGTGCAAAAGAATTAGCTGATGTACTAGCATTAGATACTGTTATAGTTGAGCCAACAGTAGCTTGACCATCATCTGTAGACCCATTAAATGATGAATTTTCATTTCTAGTTATCATTAAAGCAGATGGTATATCCGTAACTCCGATACCTACGTTGCCTGTAGCATCAATCCTCATTCTTTCAACAGAATCTGTGTATAATTGTAACCCACCTGAACCAGCACTTGTTGTTCCTCTAAAATGACCAATACGAGCTTTGTTACTTACTAAATCTATAAAAGCTCTTTCAGTTCCAGCAGTTGCACCAGTACCATTAACCCCAGTAGATACTATCGCTCCTGTGCTATGAATTTTTTCTTCTGGACTCGCAGTTCCTATACCTAATCCAGTTGAGGTAAATCTAGCAATTTCTGTTCCATTTGATTTAATTTTTAATGGAGCATATCCTGAAGCACTTTGGTCAATTACAAATCCTGAACTATCAAATGTTAATGTACCATAAGCATTAGTACCGTCTCTTTTGATGCCGATTTGATTATTAACAGTTAAATTATGTAATGGTGTTACTCCTACACCTACTCGTGAATTAGTAGTATCAACAATAAAAACATCTCCACCATCATCATTCTTGCGAACTAATAAGGCTTCTGTATTGGTTACATCAATAGTTGATGTGCCTTGTACAACTTCGTCTACACTAAGAGATATTCCACCTTGTACTTCTAAGTCTCCTGTGATTGTAACATCGCCATCCATTTCCCCACCATTACCGAGGTTCTTTATGGCACTTTGTCCCATTGATCCAAACATCTTAAATCTCCACTATTCTAACAGAACCAGTAGTAGTAGATGTGCTGTTATAATTAAAATATATTGTCATCCCCAGTCCTCTAGGAACTGTAAGAAAAAAGTTTGTGTTTGCTGGTATTAGGAGATCATTACTTGCATTTACATTTGTTTCTGATGTTGTAAAGTTGTAGTAAAGTTCTACGGCACTATATACTCCAAGTGTTCCTGTAGAACCAAGCAATGATTTATGTGTTGTGTTTGCAACATCTGCTGAACTTCCTGCTGTTCCTGCTGTTGCTACTGTCCATTGACCACCACTAGTAGTGTTAAGTGCTTCTTGGACTGAATATGTATGTAGGTCTGCCATTTTTTCTTCCTCTCTAAGCTAATGACTAAAGCGTGAACGAGATCGTCTTAGTCTTTATTTCTTTTTCTTTTTCACTTTTTTAACAAGTTTTTTTGCAACTGACTTTACAGTCTTTTTCTTAAATGGGGAATAGTCGTTCTCACTCATTATACGAATATAGCCTTTAGCTTTTAACTCGTCTAATTTTTCAGGATGCCGTTTAAGTAATTCATCCTCAAGTCTTTCTATTCTTCCATTTTTAAACCAATATTGCATAAAATCTCCAATCTAATGGGGGCAGGAATAAACCTACCCCCAATTAAAACTAGGTTACTAGTCTACGTTAGTAAACTTAACACCTTTCTTATTATCAGAATCATCAATCAATTTAACTCCATATAATAAATCAGATACAACTTTTGTACCTAAAGCATCAACAGAATACTCTGACTGAACCCTTACTTCTTGCTGTGAAGCAAAAACACAAGCTGATTTATGAAAGATTGCACCCGAAATTACAGAACTTGTACCAGCAGTTGAAACTGTATTGCTCATATATACGTCAATTCCATATAATGATCCAACCATTCCCGATCTTAGTCCACGATTTCCTTCACCGACAGCATCATTACGAATGAAATACTGTGCTATACCAGCAGATGGGTTAAGTATATCTGCAAATAAAGTTGGATTAACAACCATAGCACATTCACCGTCCATGTAAGGAATGTCTGCTTCACCTAATGTAGCAAGAGCAGATTCAAATACAGATGCAGTTAATGTATCATCAGCAGATAATGCCTGAGAGGCATTTAGTCCATCTAACTCACCCCAAATATCAGTATCTACCTGACGAGCAAGAGCTTCACCCATCATTCTTGAATACTTAGCTACTAGATCAGCCTCAGACTGAATCAAAGCTACATCTTCAAATAACTTTGCAACATACTTGTGCTTGTTAATTGATAGCTGAGTTGTAGTGGTTGCAGTTGCATCATAGGATACATCTGATCCTGCTGATTTATCTGAAGCACTAATTAAACTCATTTCTGGAATATTGATTGCATCTCCATAGCCTTTTGATCCAACTAATGCTGAATAGTCATCTATAAGACCTCTAAATACACTTTTACGCTCAAAGTATTTATAGATACCATCTGCCCAAATTTCTGGGATAAAATGCTGATCTGTTGTAGTAGTTACTGGACTACCTTGATAATGTTTTGCCATTTAATTTACCTTTTAATGTATGAATCTAGTATTGCTTGCCAATTACTTCTTCGTTGCTCATCTGGCATAGCTACCCAATCAGAAGGCGTACCTGAAGGCACAGTCCCTTTTCTATCTGGTGGGTTTTGTTTTTCTACCTCAGAAAATTCTTCAACGATGTTTAGAAGTATATCAGTATCAACACTAGCAAATTTTTCTCTTTTAGATTCAGGAAGTCTAGCTAAAGCTGTTTCACGAAGTCTACTGTCCATATCTTCCCATTTTTCTTTATAACCTTTATAGGAATCTACTTCTTTTACTAGCTCAGAGTTTAACTCTTGCCATTTCTCTTCTTCTTGTAGCTTTGCTCTTCTTTGATCTTCCTCTTTTGTTGCAAAGGCTTTCATCTGATCTCGTAATTCATTACGTTCAGTTATTACTTCATTAAGCCTCGTTAGTGGTACATTGTGTGCGTCTTGTGTGACGGATTCCTGTTTTACATCTGGCTCGATGTTTTGTTCTTCGGACATTTTTACCTCTTAAGTGAGTTGGTTAATTGCAAGAATAAACCTTGCATTAAATAGATAGTATAATGTAAGTTATAAAAGT